TTCGTCGCTCGGCCATCTTGGAGGCTATTACCGTGAACATTGATCAATCTTGGGGAAGCTTGGCTTCAGGGAACTGGTGCAGACTAACTAAAAGTTCGGTTAACACCCCGAATTTTAAGTTATATAAACTTGCACGTATTCCACTGCCGCCGCATCCCTACAAGCGAACATATGAATCTCGATATAGTCCAAAGGTTGTTACTTACAACGGATTATGCAATGAGTGGGACGCCCAAGGAGGAGTATGCAATATCGGTAATATTACAGGTGGAATAAATACCTTAATAGCACCGTATGCTACTGTATCTATAGGGACGGACGAACTCGCACGCCGCTGCAGTAATAAACTTTCCAAGAAGCTATACTCCCGTCCAGTTGACCTATCGATAGCTTTTGGTGAACGGAAAGAGACGGCCAAACTGTTAGCAGATTCTGCTAAGAGGTTGGGTCGCACTTTCTTACACCTTCGAAAGGGCAACTTCCAGGGAGCTGCTCGCCAGCTTTTTGGAACTTACAATCGTAAGCTCGAAAAGCAACTCTTGCATGTTACTGATCCTGCGAAAGCATGGTTATGTATGCAGTACGGAGTTAAACCATTGTTAAACGATATCTATGGATCTGTTGAAGCAATCCAAAAGATTCGTCCTCCACAGTTGGTTTTGCGGGCAAAATGCGATGAGGCGTATGATTACACCGGCAGAAGTGGTTCAACATCGGATTACCGTGATATTATTATATCTGGTTATAATTCGGTGAAGATGTCCCTTCATGCTGATGTTTCAAACCCCTTCGCAAACGCAATTGCCGATCTAGGTCTCACCAATCCAATCGCAACGGCTTGGGAATTACTTCCTTTCTCGTTTGTCGTGGACTATTTTGTCCTGGTTGGTGATTGGCTACAAAGTGTTCAAAGCCCTCCCGGGCTAAGTAACTTTGTTTGCTATACCACGCTCGGCGGAGATCTTCGTGTTACAAGTAGCACGAATTTCTCGTATAGCGTTGGTTGGCATACTCGTGGTGAGTACAAAGCCACGCTGCGGCAACGAAATGTTTCTTATTCGACGCCTACAGTGTATGTCAACTCCCTAGACCGTAGCAGAGCCTTTGATTTGCTTCCGAGTGCACTTGCATTCTTACATCTCCAATCCTCTGCGTTCTTCAATAAAGAGTACTTGCAAAAGACTCGATCTGTGAGATTTTAATCATGACCACTGCTGCAGATATCGTCCTCGCGGACGCACAAGCCACCCCTGTTAATCATACTTTTGCTGTTTGCTCCGCCGATGGCGTGCAAGCACTGTATGAAGATCGCTCTGGCGGTGTTCCCATTGGTTTTGGGAAGCTCAAGGTTTTCATTAAAGCTCCATCATCTAAAACCAAGGCTGGTAATCGCAACTACCAGATGCAGGTCCAGATTGCTGTTCCCGTGCTTGAAACGCTCGGTAATAACAGCGCTGGTTTTACGCCTGCACCCACAGTTGCTTACACCGTGCGTGGTCTTTGCACGTTTGATGTTCCTGAGCGTGCTTCCCTCCAACAGCGTAAAGACATTCTTAAGTATGTCACTTACGCATTGCAAAATTCGCAGATTACTGCGTTGGTTCAAGACTTGAACCGTATCAACTGAACTAGTTGATACTTGCAATTTGCTATGGAGCTCCACGTGATGGGGCCCCAGAACCAATATAGAGGAAATAAGATGAAGAAGCCGAACTCTGCCTTAAGTTATCGCCTTCCTGCGCGTAAGCTGCAGGAAATTTTGAAAGCGATTTGGGGTCACATCGGGTCGCCGCTCGCTTTAACATTACAGCGTGCGGATACCATCGATGAGTGCTTGCAGCTACTACGGGTTTGGAATTCAGACCCGAACAGCTACAGCAGCCCAGCAAGTTATTTCTTCGACGCTCAGAGTGCCAGTCTACTCTCTAAAGGTAGCTGGTTGCGCACCTCGCAAGGTGAGCAAACTGCGCTCGAAGGTTTTCTTGCTGCAGAACGACACTGTTCCATTGTAAATGAAAGGCTAAGCCAATCACGCATCACTCTCGCTGAGAGCGACGTTGAGTCGATACTTTTTATCGCTCAGCGAAAAATTGCGAGTTGGCTCGCCCCTCATAGACCTTTCGGTCGTATGGACTTGTGTCGCTTCGGGCCCGGAGCTAGTTTTGGTATCAGTGGTGACACTTCTACCTACGCCAAGCTCTCTTCTACTGGGGAGTTAACAGCTCCCTTACTCGAATTCCTTCCTGGAATACTTCAAGAATTTCCGGGCCTCGGTAAAGATTACCGAGTGGTTCAAGGAAGTCGAATAACCTTCGTTCCCAAGAATTACAAGACGGATCGAACCATCGGGATAGAGCCTAGTATCAACGGCTTTCTCCAGCTTGGGTTAGGTACCCACCTTAAAGAGATTTTGCTCTTCCAAGGGTGCAACCTTTATGATCAATCTCGTAATCAGCGCTTAGCTCAGCTTGCATTGACTGAGGATCTAACAACATTAGATCTGAAATCAGCCTCTGACTGCTTAGCTTATAACGCTGTTGCCTCGCTTTTGCCTACCAATTGGTTTCAAGCTCTAGATCTAGTTAGATCGCCAGCTTACACCTTAGATGGAGGTAAAACTTTCACTCCCTTTGCGAAGTTTTCTGCTATGGGGAATGGATATACGTTCGAACTCGAGTCAATGATCTTTTACGCTATTGCTTTATCAGCATGTGCGTACTTAGATCTCGAAACTCGATTCGTATCCGTATACGGGGATGATATTATTATCCCTAGTGAGGCCATGGGTGTTGTCATCAGAGTCTTAAGCTATCTCGGTTTTCAAACGAATACTGAGAAAACCTTTACTCGCGGCTCGCGTTTCTTCGAGTCATGCGGGAGAGATTTCTTTGATGAACAACTTGTTCGCCCCGTGTACCTAACAAACTTTGAATGGACGGTAAACGATGTCTACCAACTATTTAACAAATGGCATGAAATTTCTAGCCATCTTGTTCGTTTGTCTGGCGATCTTTCTTATGGCGTTACTACTACCATTGATGATAAGATCATACACGCGGTCCCTTCTATCCTACGAATCTTTGGACCAAAATCCGAAGGTCGCGAGCGCGCCTATTTCCACGACGAAAGTCGAGCTAAATGGAGCACTAAGATAAAAGGGGCGTTTCCGGTTGTACGGGGTGTAACTGAGGTCACACCATTCCGAAAGCCGTCATATGACGACCTAGCATGGTATTACACTCAACTTGCACCTTCGAAGCCAAGCTCCGCCTCTAAGCAAGTAATTGCTTGGATGCGTCTGTTCCCGGATGATATCTCGGGTTACAGTCTGCGAGCCGCACATGGGAAACGTTCGAACATACGAAGGCAGTTTAGCTATCTGCCGCTCTACACATAATATAGTGTAGTGCGCGTATAGCGCTGGCTATGGGGAAAGACCCATTGGAGGCTGAGAAATCAGCATAAAGCGA